AACAGCACGGATCTGTCGGAGCCATGGCGCTGGCGCTCGGCATCAACAGGGTGACGGTGTACGACTGGGAGCGCCACCCGGAGAAGATCAGCATCAAGTATCTGCGCCGGTTCCTCCGGAAGGGGCTCATCACCCAGGAGGAGATCCTGAGAATCATCGAACCGAAAGGAGGGAGCAATGACATTCAAAAATGACAAGGAGCGGATCGCGTACCTGGATGCGTTCAAGGAGTTCGACAAAGATGAGAAGAGCGAATACGCGGAAGCGTGGAATCTGCAGTGGCTCGACAGGCAGGATGGCCGCCGCTTTCTGATCACGGAGCCGGCCGAGGATGTGTGCTTCATCGTTGAGCAGGCATACCAGACCATCGAATGGCCGAAGAAGCACAGGATGTGGTGCACGAAGGGATGGTACATCATCGACGGCGATTTTAGCCATGAAGTGGATGGCATCTGGTGCACGGAAGACGGGGCAACATTTGAGGACCATGCCGCATCCAGGACGATGGCACTGGCCAAGCTGAAGGAGCTGCAGAAGGAGGGAAGGCTGAAATGAGGAGCATGGCCCTGTTAATTCTGACAGGTCTGTTGATGGTCACCGAACCGGAGCACGATCCGGCCGAGCCGGTGATGGAGACCACTATCGAAATGTACGGGATTGACGCCGAAGCGGTCCCGCTGGATCTCGACTACGTGGAGCACGTCTGCGATGTGTGCATGAGCTACGAGCTGGACCCGGCCATTTTGTTCGCGATGATGTGGCAGGAATCCCGCTTCACTCCGGATGCAGTTGGGGACCATGGGCAGAGCTTCGGGATTCTCCAAATCAAGCGGAAATGGCACGAGGACCGCATCGCAAGGTTGGGAGTGACCGACCTGATGAACGAATGGCAGGAGATCTATGTGGCGTGTGACTATCTGGCCGAGATCCGGGAGACATACCCGAGCATCACGCAGATGCTGACGGTGTACAGATACGGAGATCTGAACGTGACCGGAGAGGACTATGCCGGCACGGTGCTGGCCAAGGCAGAGGAGTATCGCCAATAAAATGGCCCGGCCGTGTTGGCGCACGAACCGAGCCGGGGGTGTTTGGACCACCCCGAGTATATCACGAAGGGAGACAAAAATGAAGTTCTACGAAATCGACGCGCAGATCGAGGCGGCTCTGGAGCAGCTGGTCGACGAGGACGGCGTCATCAATGAAGAGGCGGAAGCGGCGCTGGACGCGCTGGAGGCCGCCAACGAGCAGAAGACGGAGAGCATCCTGCTGGCCATCAAGGGGCTGAGAGCGGAGGCCGAGGCCATCCGGAACGAGGAGAAGGCCCTGGCGGACCGCCGGCACGGACTGGAGAAGAAGGCGGAGAGTCTGACCGAGTTCATCAAGGGAAGGCTGGCCGGTGAGAAGTTCAAGACTCCGAGGGTATCCGTGAGCTACCGGAAGACCACGAGCTGCGAGATCACTGACGAGTGGGCCATCCCGGAAGACTACGTGAAGACCACGGTGAGCTTTGACAAGGTGGCACTGACCAAGGCGCTGAAGAGCGGGGAAGTCCCCGGCGCCAGACTGGTCGAAGGCCAGAGCATGATCATCAAGTGAGGAGGACTGCATGGACAAGTTGACGTTTCGCCCTTTGCGGGCTGACGAGGTAGACGTCCGGGTGGCCACCTGCAAGCAGAACGGTGTGAGCCTGCTGCTGTACAAAGACGCCCGGTGTGACATGAATATCCTGGATGAGACGGTGGGGCCGATGAACTGGCAGCGCCGGCACGGCAGGGAGAACGCAAACTGCGTGGTCTCCATCTGGGACGAGAACAAGAAGGAATGGGTCGGCAAGGAGGACACCGGCACGGAGTCCAACACTGAGGCCGAGAAGGGGTTGGCGTCTGACTCCTTCAAGAGGGCCTGCTTCAACTGGGGCATCGGCCGCGAGCTGTACACGGCTCCGTTCATCTGGATTGGCTCGGAGTCCTGCGACATCAAGACCGGCCAGAGCGGCAAGCCCTCCTGCTATGACCGCTTCAGAGTCACGGAGATGACCGTGGAAGCGGGCAAGATCACTTCCATCGCCATCGCGAACGAATCCCGCAAGGGGGCCATCGTCTACAGATACGGCCAGAAGGGGGCCGCAAGGGGGCCGGAGACGCCGGAAGGGTCTCGGACGGTAAATAATACCCGCACGGCCACAAAGACGCCAGCACCGGCTCAGGACGCGCCTGCGAGGGCCTCTGTGACCATCGACAAGCCTCAGATCACGATCCTGCGGACCGCCATGATGCAGATCGGCCAGACCGAGGAGAAGATGCTGAAGCACTACGGCAAGGAAAAGATTGAAGACTTGACCGGCGAGGAATACGCCGACGCGCTCGACAAGATCAAGGCTTGCAAGGATAGGAGGAAAAAATGAACACTGCCATTATCATGGGCCGGCTGACAAAGGAGCCCGCCATCACTACCACCCAGTCCGGGCTGACGATCGCCCGCTACACGCTCGCTGTTGACCGCAAGGTTAAGCATGAGAATGGAAACCAGCAGACTGCCGACTTCATCCCATGCGTGGCTTTTGACAGAGCTGCGCAGTTTGCGGGGAGCTACTTCCACCAGGGCATGAGGGTGCTGGTGGAAGGCCGCATCCAGACCGGCTCGTATAAGGACAGGGAAGGCAGGACAGTCTACACCACCGATGTGATCGTCAACAGCCAGGAGTTCGCTGACGGAAAGAGGGACCAGGCGCCCGCACAGACACCGGCACCGGATGAGTTCCTGAGTGTGCCGGAAGGGGCAGACGAGACTGATGGCCTGCCCTTCGCTTGAGAGCGAAAGGGACCTTCTGCGGAGAGTCATGGACAAGAGACAGGAAGCTCCGGTTGACGTTTGAGGTCGAAGGTGTGGGAGTTGAACAGCTCGACTCCCTCACCGGTACCCTCTCCATCGAGGTCAAGAAGTGGAGGGAGAAGCGGACGCTGACGGCCAATGCCTACTTCTGGGTGCTGTGCCAGAAGATCGCAGAGAAGATACGCGCCACGAAGGAAGCGGTCTATTTGCTGATGTTAAGAGATGCTGGTCAGTTCACGGATCTGGAAGTGAAAGCAGAGGCAGTGCCCATGCTGCAGAGGGTCTACAGGTACACAGAGGTATTGGGGGAAGAAGAGGGACGGGCCATGGTGCGGTGCTATCTCGGGAGTTCCGGATACAACACCGAGGAGATGGCCAGACTGATCGACCACACAGTTGACGAAGCTCAGGTGCTCGGGATCGAGACAATGACGCCGGACGAGCTGGAGCATATGAAACAAAACTGGAAGGGGGAAGGATATGGATATTAACAGCCAGAACAAAGCCATTCTTGCAGAGTTGAAGCGGAACGCCCACGGCCTCACCGGCATGGACATGATCCGGATGTTCGGGGCTATGTCCTACACCAGGAGGATTAAGGACCTCAGGGAGTCCGGTGAACCGATCGGGGCCATGTGGGAGTACAAGTACGATGAGAAAGGCAGGATTGTCAAGAAATGGACGCGGTACTACTGGGTCGGCTGATAATTCACGGCCGGATGCCGGGGCTGAATGACTACATCGCCGCCGAACGAAGCAACCGCTACATGGCTGCCAAAATGAAGCACGAATGGCAGCAGACGGTGTGCCATGAGATCCGGAACCAGCTGAAGGGCGTCAAGCTCATCGAGCCTGTCTTCCTGGCGTATACGTTCTACGAGCCCAACAAGCGCAGAGATCACGATAACGTCTCCGGCTTCGCGCACAAAATCATCCAGGACGCGCTCGTCCAGATGGGAGTGCTCCGAGACGATGGGTGGGATTATGTAGCCGGCTTCGTTGATTGGTTCCGGCTCGACAAGAAAGAACCTCACATCGTGGTTGACGTGCTGCGTGGTGACGATCTGCATGATTGGGAGGTGAATGGCTGATGGCAGAACGCAGAATGATGTCCAGGAAGGTCACAGACGATGACCACTTCATGGCGCTGTCCTCATCCGCTCAGGCGCTCTACTTGCATCTGATGATGTCGGCGGACGATGACGGATTCAACAATCAGGTGACCATCGCCATGTTCCGGGCCCACGCCTCAGTGCAGGATCTGCAGGCGCTGCTCGAGTCCAAGTACCTCTACCAGTTCGAGAACGGTGTCATAGTGATCCGGCACTTCCGGATGGCCAATGCGCTGCGGAAAGACCGGTACAATCCGACCACGTTCCAGAAGGATCTGACGAAGCTGGAGATCGACGAGAGAGGCGTCTACCACCTGAAGGACGGAGACATGGTTGCCAGTTGGTTGCCAGATGGTTGCCAGGCGGTTGCCGACTTGGCACCACAGGTTAGTATAGATAAGGTTAGTGAAGATAAGGGAAGTATAGGTAAGGTTAATAAACCCCCTAAATCCCCCTTGAAGGGGGAGAGCGTGGGAGACCTCATCGAAGACTTCACGATTGACGAAGAAGTGAGACAGGCGCTAAAGGATTTCGTTGACATGCGCCGGTCCATCAAGAAGCCTATCACTCCAAGAGGGATGAAGCAGGTCCTGTTCAAGCTCCGGAAACTCTCAGCCCGTCCGGACATCCAGGTGAAAATTCTGGAGCAGTCCATCGAGCACGACTGGCAGACGGTCTACGAGCTGAAGACGGAGCAAGCAGACAACTCCCTCGACATGATGGAGGAGTGGCTTCGGAACAGGGGGAAAAATGACAGCTGAGGAGTTCATGAAGTTTGCTGCGACTCTGAAGACACTGTACCCCAGGGAGAAGATGTTGGAGACGCCGGTGGCCATGGAACTGTGGCTGGAGTGCCTTGGGGACATCCCCATTGATGCAGCCATGGCAGGCTTGAAGCGGTGGGTGCTCACGAACAAGTGGGCGCCGGCCATCTCCGACATCCGGCAGATGACCGTGGCCAACAAGAACGGAACTCTGCCGGACTGGGGCGAGTCCTGGAAGAACATGAAGCGGCAGATCTCGCGTTGGGGGTACATGAGGGAAGACAAAGCTCTGGAGTGTATGGATCCCATCACGAAAGAGGTGGTGCAGCGCCTGGGGTTTCAATCAATCTGCCAGAGCGAGGACGAAGAGGTATTGCGTGGCCAGTTCCGGCGAATCCATGACGACGTGGCCAAGCGGCGCATGGAGGAGGCCCAGCTGACCGATGACGTGAGGAAGCTGATGGATGTGTCGATGCCAAAGCTGGAAGCGGTCCGGGAAGCCAAGGACGAATACCAGGCGGCACCTGTGAGCGCTGAGTGGAAGGCGAAGGTGGCGGCGATCCGGGAGGGAAGAGATGATTAAGATCACGTATATCTGCGACAAGTGCGGCAAGGAAGCGAAGCCGGAGGACATCTTCGAGCTTCTGGCGATGGCGCCGGCGGACGGTGTGTCTGTTCCGGGTGATGTGATGGCTGCACTCGAAGACAGACATATCTGCAGGAGGTGTGTCATGAAGATGTTCGAGAAAGGCTTTGAGAAGGACGAGGAGGGGCATAAGATCACCAAGCGGGCCGAGCATGTCGAGACGCCCGCCGAGCGAGACAAGAAGAAGGTCTACTACCTCAACAAGGCCAACGAGCTGAAGGCCATCGAGATGTACAAGGCCGGCCGGGAGATTGAGGAGATCTCGGACGAGCTGATGGTGGGCATGGCTCCGATCAGCCGCCTCATCCATGACATGGGGCTGGGTGCTGAGAGATACAAAGGGCAGTACATCCCGAGCGACGGCAGCCAGCCGGTTGTGCAGGGAGTGATGCTGTGAGCGCGATACAGACGCACAAACGGTGTTGGGTGTGCGGGAGAGTCACAGGACTTGAAAGGCACCATGTTCTCGGCGGGCCGAACCGGAAGTGGTCAGAGAAGTATGACCTCACCGTTTGGCTCTGCCGGGAACACCACACCGGGACAACAGGAGTCCACAACGACCGGGATCTGAGCCTGCAGCTGAGGCAGGCCGCACAGGTGGCCTTTGAGAGAGACCACACCCGGGAGGAGTGGATGCGAATCTTTGGGAGGAACTATCTGTGAGCTACGAGAAGGAATGGATGGCCATCAAGGCCGGGATGCTCTGCGGGCGCCGGTTCTCACCCAAGCAGATTGAGAGACTGAGGGAGATGATCTGGACCGAAGCCAACGACGGCCGCATCGAGGTGATGATGCTGTTCTTTGCCGAGGCCATGCACGACGTCCTTGGCTTTGGCCATGAGCGGACACGGCGCATCCTGCACTACATTGATGACAAGATGCGGGACTTCACCGCAGGAGTGGAGGATGGGACTTTCGATGTGGACGATCTGAGA